CCTTCAGTCCATCATCACCCAAATATCTCATCAGGCCACTGGCTGGCTACCACAACATGGCAGACCAGAACATACGACCAATGACCTCAACATTACTAAGCTCAACTTCTTCAGGGGGATGCTCTTCACTGTTAAAACTCCTGATGCTCAGTTTGTCAGGCCCTGTGCGATACAGTAATTTCAATCTTTTCCATCCATCCTGATTAATCGCGTACACTTTCCCATCAACAATGCGTTTATCCAGGGTATTTATTGCCACGGTAGCGCCATCGGGAATGAATGGCTCCATGCTGTCTCCTTTTGCCGGGAAGCAGATTACCCCTGAACCATCGGTATTCGCTCCGATGCGTCGTAAGGTTGATTTTGAGAATCTAAGCTTAAATCCGTTATGGTCTTCATCCATTACCCGTCCATCTCCACAGGCAAACTCAATATCCTTAAGGAAAGGCACTTCCACCTCATCATTCTTGAGAGGTGTTTTACTATCCCATGATTCAACCACCCCACACTTATTTTCCGGTGGTATTTCATCATCATGACGAATGAAATCACTATGTCCAAGAAGGTATGCGACATCACATCCAAGCGCTGCAGCAAGCTCCGGTAAATACCTTGGCCTTTTCGTCTTGCCATCTTCAACTTGCTGTATTGCCTGCTGGGATGTTTTTGCACGTACAGCAAGCTCGGCCTGTGTTAAGCCAAGCTCCGCCCTTCTGAGTTTGACCCTTTCCGCAATGCTCATAAAAACCTCGTTATTTATACCTCCATATTTACAAGAAACACGGTATTTGACAAACAAAGTAGTTTGACAATATAATACAAATTAGTTTGTAAGGAGGCCGCATGGAAACACTTTCTTCCCGAATCAAGCAGAAGCGAATAGAACTTAATCTCACCCAGGCTCAACTGGCTGAGTTATCAGGTACTAAGCAGCAAACAATTCAGCAGGTCGAGTCTGGTTTGACAAAACGTCCTCGCTTTCTTGTTGAACTTGCTCAGGCGCTGAACGTTACCCCGCTTTGGTTGCTGTACGGGAACCGCAAAAAATCATCTTAAGTAACACCACTCACAACGGACACTCGTCCTACGTCGCTGAAAAGCGAACTCCAGATAACAAATCAACCACAGGTTTATGCGCCAGTGCGCATAGCCACAACTAACTATTAACTACAGGAAATACTAAGTAATGGAACTCACAAGCACTCGCAAGAAAGCCAACGCAATTACCAGCAGCATTCTGAACCGGATAGCTATTCGTGGTCAGCGGAAAGTCGCTGATGCGTTAGGCATTAACGAATCTCAAATTTCACGATGGAAAGGCGATTTCATTCCGAAGATGGGGATGTTATTGGCGGTTCTGGAGTGGGGTGTCGAGGATGAGGAGTTGGCAGAACTGGCAAAGAAAGTTGCGCATCTGCTGACAAAAGAAAAAGCCCCGAAGAACGGCGAATTCTTCGAGGCCTGATGTAGAAAGACTGGATCAATCCACAGGAGTAATTATGCCAAAACAACTCAGTCCTGACCAGGACAAATTACACAAAAACATACTACGTGATCGGTTCTTATCCAGCTTCAAGCAGCCTGGTCGATTCCGGGCTGAGTTGGAAAAAGTGAAGCTGATGCAGAAGGAGAAAGGTCATGAGTAACATATCTAATCTAGCCGAAGCCAGAGAGGCCAGAAGGCTACAACAACCGCATCAAAGCAGCGGTAAGGGGTATGCCTTGCTGCACCGTAAAATTATGGATGTGCCGTTTTACAAGGACGCAGAAGCTGCGCATCTGTGGGTTCACTTAATCCTCAAAGCAAAGCATACGCCTGAGTATGTAATGACTGACGCAGGAGAAATTCTGGTAGGCAGAGGGAAGCTACTTGGCGGTAGAAACTCTCTGGCGTTTGAAACAGGACTCAAACCAGATCGCGTTCAGTACCTGCTTAGAAAGTTCAAAAAACTCGGCATGATTGACTGGGTTTCACACGGTAAATTCTCAGTTTTCTCGGTAGAGAAATATGACGATTATCAGTCAAATTTTGTACCAGCAGATTACCAGCAAATTACCACCTCAAAGCCAGCAATACCAATGCCTGCAAGCAATACTGTACCAGCAGATTACCAGCAAATTACCACAGATAAAGAATATAATAATATTATCTCTAATACTGACGTATTAGAGAGTACCGCAGCAGACAAAAAGTCTGACAAGAAAAAACCTTCCGTTAGCTGTCAGGATGTTGTCGATGCTTACCACGAATTACTTCCTGAAGCTTCCAGGGTTCGCGCACTGAATGACAAACGTAAAAACCAGATCCGAACTTTCTGGCGAAAAGCCGGAGTGATAACACGCCAACTTGACGGGCATGGGTTCACGATGCAGGACTGGAGAAATTATCTGAGCTACGTAGGCGAAAATTGCCGATGGATGTTCGAAGAGCGCCAAAACCATCAACGCGGAACCGTCTGGCACAAAAAGGGATTTGATTTCCTGCTTAACGATAATACCTACCTGAAAGTTCGTGAGGGTGAACACGATGACCGATAATTTTTATGCGCCGCCCCATAGCATCGAGGCAGAGCAGGCTGTGATTGGCGGATTGCTTCTGGATGATGACAGCAGTGAGCGCGTCCAGAAAGTTCTGGCGATGCTGAAGCCTGATTCATTTTACAGCCGACCACACAAAATCATTTTCGAAGAAATAACCAGAATGCACCGGGAGCAAAAGCCAGTAGATGGCCTGACGCTTTTCGATGAACTGGAGCGCAAATCGTTAACGGCGTCTGTTGGCGGTTTTGCTTATATCGCTGAGATCGCAAAGAACACGCCAAGCGCAGCAAACATCGTTGCCTATGCAATGCAGGTTCGTGAAACCGCAATGGAACGCTACGCCATCAACCGCATGACTGAAGCGACGGAATTGCTCTATTCCCGCAACGGAATGACTGCAACGCAGAAGTACGAAGCTATTCAGGCGATTTTCACGCAACTGACAGACCATGCAAAAACCGGATCGCGTCGAGGCCTTCGCTCATTTGGTGAGGTCATGGAAGACTGGGTTAGCGACCTTGAGAAGCGATTTGACTCATCAGGCGAACAACGGGGAATGAGCACAGGGATCCCATCGCTGGACAGGATGCTGTCACCGAAAGGTCTGGTGAAAGGCTCTCTGTTTGTCATTGGCGCTCGCCCTAAGATGGGGAAAACGACGCTATACAGCCAGATGGCAATCAACTGCGCAGTGCATGAGAAAAAGGCTGCCCTGATGTTCAGCCTTGAAATGCCAGGTGACCAGATACTGGAAAAACTGGTAGGGCAGAAGTCAGGTGTTAACCCGAATATTTTTTACCTTCCGGCGACAAATGACGCTGATGACGGCTATCAGGGTGATTACGATGGTGACTTCAACAGGGCGATCGAAACAGCCAATCGCTTGAGTGAAATCGACCTGCTTTACATCGACGACACGCCGGGATTATCTCTGGCTCAAATCGTCAGCGAAAGCCGTCGAATCAAGCGAGAAAAGGGGGGTGTTGGCATGATTCTGGTCGATTACCTGACACTAATGACCGCTGAAAAGGCCGATCGTAACGACCTTGCTTACGGCATGATTACTAAGGGGCTGAAGAACCTTGCCAAAGAGCTTGATTGCGTTGTTGTGCTTCTGACGCAGCTTAACCGCGCACTGGAAAGCCGAACTAATAAACGCCCTTTACCAAGCGACTCCCGAGATACAGGGCAGATTGAACAGGATTGCGATTATTGGGTTGGTATCCATCGTGAAGGTGCTTTTGATGACAGCGTTCCGCCTGGTGAAACCGAACTAATCCTTCGTCTAAATCGCCATGGAAATACCGGCACGGTGTATTGCATTCAGGCAAATGGCGCTATTTATGACACAGACCAACAGTCTGCTGAAATGCGCCTCCGTGAACGCGAGGAACCGCAGTCCAAGAAGAAAGGAGGATTCTGATGACCATCTACATCACTGAGCTTGTAACAGGCCTGCTGGTAATCGCAGGCCTTTTTATTTGGGGGAGAGTAAATCGTGGCTGACTGGCAAATTCCAATCGTCATTCTTGCCGGAGCTTCGCTGGTTGCTGGCTTTATCCTGCTGAAGAAGCATAAAGACCGTGATCAAAAAGTCGAAGTTCTCTATGGGTATCCAGCGAACAGCACAACATGGCTGACCATTTACCACTACCGAAAATCAGGCCGCTGGGTATTCGAATGGGATGATCTGTTCGCTGAAAAGCGACCAAAGTCATGGGGAGACATCAGCGAATGCATGATGTTTGAAGAAAGAAAATCTGGCGCAACCCGAGAAGAGTTTAACGAAGCGTGGGCGCGATTAAGTGAGAGAGGGTATTTGTGAGCAAGTACGAAAAATTAGATCAAAACATTCTTTCAATGCTGAGTGAAAGACCAACACCTGTTTTTGATATCTGGCTTAAATGGCGGAGCAATGGAATGTATATCGAAACCATCGATCGCCGTATGCAATACCTGAGAAAGAAAGGGCTTGTTGCAAATGTGCGTGGGAAGGGGTGGGTGAAAATTAACCTGTCATAACGGGGTTTGATATGGACGAATCAAGAAAGCAGTTTTTGGAGTGGTTTGGTGAAGAGTTCGAGTCTATTAACAACAGCGAAGAACTTCACGTTCAGGCCATCAAGATGATTGCCTGGCAGTCATGGGTTAAGTCTCGCGCAGCTATCGAGATAAAACTCGATGACAAAGTGATGGCTGAGGATGATTTCGACAAAGGACACAACTGCGCTATCGATTATTGCGCTGACGCCATCCGCGCCGCTGGAATCAAAGTGAAGGAGTGATTTATGTGTGTATATCACCTGAAACAATGCTACGGATGCGGAATGCCTCTTCGGTTTAATGGATTCCAGAGTATTCCTGATGTGCCTATGTGTAGTTCTTGTCGGGATAAAGGAATTAAGCCGAGATACGTTTATGTTTATTCCGCCAACAAGATATTGCCGAAGTATGAATACAGCACGGAAATAATGAGGTCAAAAACAAATATCTAACGTGGTATAGCGATATGAAAAAACTAACCTTTGAAATTCGATCTCCAGCGCATCAGCAAAACGCCATTCACGCAGTACAGCAAATCCTTCCAGACCCAACCAAACCAATCGTAGTAACCATTCAGGATCGCAACCGCAGCTTAGACCAAAATCGGAAGCTTTGGGCTTGCCTTGGGGATGTCTCGCGTCAGGTCGAATGGCATGGTCGCCGGCTGGATGCAGAAAGCTGGAAGTGCGTGTTTACCGCGGCATTAAAGCAGCAGGACGTTGTTCCTAACCTTGCCGGTAATGGCTTTGTGGTAATAGGCCAGTCAACCAGCAGGATGCGTGTAAGCGAGTTTGCGGAGCTATTAGAGCTTATACAGGCATTCGGTACAGAGCGCGGCGTTAAGTGGTCAGACGAAGCCCGGTTAGCACTGGAATGGAAAGCGAGGTTTGGAGACGCCGCATGAAACACTGCTACCGCTGCGGAGAAAGCAAAGACGATTATCGATTCCGGCCAAATCAACCTTATTGGCACCAATGGTGTATCAGATGTGAGCGGTCGCCAGTAGGTAATTTCCCGCTGCCAGAGACGAAGGAGGACGTATGGCACGACAGCGACGAAGTATCACCGACATAATCTGCGAAAACTGCAAATACCTCCAACGAAACGCTCCAGAAATAAACCAAAGCCAATCCCCACAGAAAGCCAGGTCAAGACATTCGATTATGTCTATGGGCTGTTGCAGTCCAAATGGAACCGCATGAGGAGAACGCGATGATTGACCCCAATCGAAGTTATGAGAAAGAGAGCATAGCAAGGGCAATGTGCGCAGGATGTAACAAGCAACTGGCACCTGATGAAATTTACGCCTGTGCAGAATGTGTTAACGAATGGCTGGTATATCGCGATCCGAATGGAGATATGTCGAATGAGGAAGGCAAGGCGGCGTTGTAAGAACGAAGAGTGCAGGGAATGGTTCTTCCCGCAATTTCAGAACCAACAGTGGTGTTGTGTTGATTGTGGTACGAAGTTAGCACTCGAACGACGAAGCAAAGAGCGCGAAAAAGCAGAAAAAGCAGCAGAGAAGAAACGACGACGAGAGGAGCAAAAACAGAAAGATAAACTGAAGATTCGAAAACTCGCCTTAAAGCCCCGCAGTTACTGGATTAAACAAGCCCAACAAGCCGTAAACACCTTCATCAGAGAAAGAGACCGCGACTTACCATGTATCTCGTGCGGAACGCTCACGTCTGCTCAGTGGGATGCCGGGCATTACCGGACAACTGCTGCTGCACCTCAACTCCGATTTGATGAACGCAATATTCACAAGCAATGCGTGGTGTGCAACCAGCATAAAAGCGGAAATCTCGTTCCGTATCGCGTCGAGCTTATTAACCGTATCGGTCAGGCCGCGGTAGACGAAATCGAATCAAACCATAACCGCCATCGCTGGACTATCGAAGAATGCAAAGCGATTAAGGCGGAGTATCAGCAGAAGCTTAAATACCTGCGTGACAGCAGAAGTGAGGCAGCATGAGCAAAATC